AGAAAAAGAGGGTATATTTCCATTGATCTCCACATATGGACTGCCGCTGTATTCCGGAATCTGATCCAGAGAAACAGATTCTGTCTGCCCTCCTGTCTTCGTCTGGGATTGTTTCAGCAATCCTGCCACTGCATCGGAAGCGGATTCCGAAACATCTTCCCAGAGGATCGGCGCATTTTCTTCTATATATGTAAGAAATACCTGCCCGAAGATCCGGCTTTGATCTTTTACCTCTTTCAGGCTCCGCGGCGGCATCCAGCCATTACATACTGCAAGGATGACACATAGGATAATGGCTGTGAGTATTTTTCGCCTGGGCTGTTTTTTTCGTTTATATTTTCGCTTGTATGTAGGATAACGCTTCTTTTTCACGGGCTCCCCTTACTTTTTTGTCTGACAGATATTATATGTGATGCGGAGATTATTATAACCGCAATTCTAGTCAAAAAGCAACCATACATTCGCTTTTTTACTGCGGTATAATTTATGAACGGAAATATTTTTATATGTTAAATTTCCTTTAACTGCCAGTGTATTATTTTATGGTTTTCACATACTAGCAATGTAACAGTAAACCAAATAACAACCAAGGAGGAAATGAATTATGCCAAGTAACACTTCTTCTAACAAAGCAGTTGTACCGGAAGCAAAGGGCGCACTTGACCGTTTCAAATATGAGGTAGCAAACGAGCTGGGTGTTCCGCTTACAGACGGATACAACGGAAACCTGACTTCCAAACAGAACGGATCCGTAGGTGGATATATGGTCAAAAAAAAGTATTCAGAACAGCTCTGTTTACCCCGCTCGATTATTGACTTTTTTTTTACATCTCCGGTCTTTAAAAAGAACAGAATTTCGCACTCCTGCGGGCGCTTCGGATTCACTATTATTTTGTCCAAAAACTCACCCAGAACAGCTTTGGTAATATCTTCCGGGCCAATTCCTTGTAAATCATTTAATATCTTGCCGATTTCTTTTAATTTCAAATGGGAATCTTTATTGGCTTCTTCTTTTGATTCCAGTTCGGAAAGCTTATTGCTTATGTCTTGGATTTCATTCTTGAATTTTTCGTTTTTTTCAAGATATTCGGAGTTTGTTATGATTCCATCCAGATTAAGATCGAGAAGTTTGTCTTTCTTTTTCTCTAGCTGAAGAATCATATTTTTAAGCCGGTTTATCTCAGCCCTATCGTTGCTGAAGTCTATGTTCTTTTCGACCAAACTTATATATTTTTCAATAGCTGCTTGGATATCACCAGATTTGTTGATAAGGTCTGCAAGCATTATTTTTAATTCTTTCTCATGTATTCCGAAAGAATTGCAGCTCTGCGCTCCGTTTTTTATGCGATAACTACATACCCATCTTACATCTTCACGTCCTCTTGCAGTGCGTTGTTTCATCCAGTACGGTGCTCCATCATTACCGCAAAAGATATATCCGGTAAACAAATTGTTTTGCTTAAAAGATGTTCTGTGGGATTTGATCGCATCGCTCCGTGTTTGCATAATGACATTTGCCTTATTCCATACAGATTCATCTACAATCTGTGGAACATGGTTTCCGTCGTCTTTGTACATCGTCCATTCGTCCTCTGGCAAAAACTCTTGCTTTTTAGTGAACATATCGACAACTTTTACTTTACCGCCGCAATAATAACCTTTATATTTCGGATTCTTGATTATCTTTTTGATATTATCTCGACTGAGTTTTCCACCTTTGTAATTTCGATACCCTTTTTTGTACAGGTATCTCTCAATGGTGGATGTAGACCATTCTCCTGTAGAATACTTTTCGAATATTTCTTTTATCATTGGAGCTGTTTTGGGATCAACTGTAAGCTTTCCGTCTTTCTTGATGTAACCGTATATTCGTGATCCAAGAACTACACCGTTTTTTATCGACTGCGCATGTCCGAATTTTATTCGATTGGAGAGTTTTCTTGATTCATCTTGGGCAATTCCGGACATTATAGTAAGTCGTAACTCACTATCTTCGTCAATCGTATTGATGTTGTCGTTTTGAAACCATACACACACACCATACATCAGTAATTCTCTTGTATATTTTATGCTGTCTAGCGTATTTCTCGCAAACCTGGTAATTTCTTTCGTTACAATCATATCAATCTTTCCAGTTTTGGCATCTGCCATCATGCGTTGAAATTCATCCCTTTTCTCAGTTCTTATTCCCGATATTCCATTGTCAATGTACGCACCAACAAACACCCAGTTTTTATTTTGAGCAATGAAGTTTCTGTAATATTCATCCTGGTGATGTATAGAAACCTGTTGGTCTTCTGATTCTGTGCTTACTCTTGCGTAAAACGCCACTTTTAATTTCAGATCGAAAATACTGCAAGTTTTCAGTATTTCTCTAGTGCGATAAACGTTCATGCCCCGTTCTCCCTTCTGTTTGGAAGAGCAGAGATAAGATTATTATACATTCAATCTCATCTCCGCTCAATAGTTTGGTTCAATTTTCAGAAAGAATCTGAATATCAATTTTTTCTTTCATTTCTCTGCTGATCAGTCCCTGAAGGTATATGTGTTCGTTCAACGCCAGTAATAACGCTTTGTTCATGTCGCACTCCTTTCTTTGACGAAAAGGTTCAAAATCCTTTTAAAACATTTTAGGCATATATTTCTATGTGAACTTATATAAAATGGATTCTAGCGTTTTTTAGTCAATCAATTACTTTGTTTTGCAACAAATCAAATATATCTATCTGTCCTTTGATTTCATCTTCCTTTTCATCTGTGAAAAATTTGCAGGCAATGTAGTTTGGTTTCCAGTCCACATCTCCGTTGTAATTCAGACACCTCGGATGCTTTCCGGACCGGTACCGCAAACATTCATCGCATCTGTGATACGGATTTGTTCCGCCGGAATCTTTGTACATTGCGCTTATCTTAATCATATGGGTCACCCTCTTCAAACAAACTGTGCTTTCTCAAAATTTCCACTTCGTGTTCGCACAACTTTATCTGGCATTCATTGTACAACTGCCGTGCAAGAGCACCGATAGTCGGTTTTCCTTCATTTGCCTGATGCACATATTTGTTACTCTTTTTCACTACGTTCATCAGCTGTTCCGGTTCAAAGTCGTATGCTCTATGCAGTGCCAAAAGCAATGTTACACTGTTCTCAACATTCGCCCAGTCCTGCCCTTCCGTAAACCCTTGTTCGAAACCGGCGTTGTAGCTTTTCTCTCTTTCTTCTTCCCTTGCGTTTTCTACAACTTTGTTCAAAACGCTCACGGTTCTATTGATCCCGTCTTCCTTGCCTTTCTGGTACGCTTTTTCAATCTCTTCATTTCTGGCTGCCAAAACTTTCTCTCTGGATTCATCGAATATCCTCTGCATTTTTTCAACCTTTGCAGCTGAATAAGGCATAGTTACCGGTTTCCCTGTGAATTTTCTTTTTAACACCGCACTGTTCATTTTTCGCCTCCCATGATACCTACTCTTGGTCATAAGGTTTTTGTTCCACTATTAGCAGATAATAATGACGGCGAGAAGCTTAATACTTACACCTATGCATCGTTTCTCATGTACGGAGCGACTTCACGATATAATGGATTTATGTACATTGTCTTTGTTGATGTTGCATCGGAAAAACGGACAGTAAATTTTATTAAAATTGCAGACTTTGTGGCAAGCAGGACTTTTTCGGGTACATACAGTGATGACACATCTACATTGACGATAAACGCCAGCGAAACCATATGGGGAGGCATTAAGATGCTGATGCTTAAATAGTAAGGCATCCAGATTTGACGGAAATATCAAGAAAGTAGGATTCCGTTCAGGCCAAAGAGCATTGAATAATATTTATCTTGATTTTTACGATTCAAATAATTCAAGAACAAGTTTGGCATTTACTACAGATGGAGAAAATGCAATTAAGTTCCTTGTTAACGATGAGGAAAAATGGAAGGTTGTCGTAAAATAATTTTCCTCTTCCCACTTTACGATTCCAAATTAAATAGTAAGACGCCATCAAAATACGTAAATTCTTTGGAAAACTACATGAAAAACGCTCCTATAGGCGTGAATTTTTGTGATTGTCAAGGAGCAGACGATAATCCCGACAAAGGTACTATGTCAATATGTATGACATTTGTTAATGATGATCACAGTTGGGGAGTACAGTATCTTTTTGTATATGAGCGCATTCGTTACCGTATAATGAGTAATGGTGCTGTGGACGAATGGAGGCGAATAATATAGAAATTTTCCTCTTCCCATTTAGTTGATTAAGAAACTTTGAAAATTTCATAAAAAGGAGTTGATAAATTGGAAATTAAAGGTATTGACGTATCATCCAATCAAGGAAAACCGGACTGGCCGAAAGTGGCTAAATCCGGCATCAAATTCGCAATCTTGAGAATCCATCAGAGGTCCGGCATTGACGGCTCATTCGAGTACAACTACAAGGGGTGCAAGAACAACGGAATCCTTATCGGTGGGTATAAGTATTCATACGCTCTGACACCAGCTCAGGCTATTGACGAAGCGGAGGATGTGATTGCTGCACTGAACGGGCGAGGACTGGACTTCCCGGTGTTCTATGATCTCGAGTGGTCTAATCAGCGAAAACTCGGTAAACAGGCAGTCGAAAACATTGCAGTCGCATTTCTGACTAGGATGAAGAAAGCTGGTTATAAGGTCGGTATCTACTGCAATCTGGACTGGTATAATAACGTTCTGACTGATGCACTCAGGAAGTATGAGTGTTGGATTGCACGATATCCGGCGAATGATAATGGCACTGTCCAGACACGGCTGAAGCCATCGATCGGTGTAGGTTGGCAATATTCCAGTAAGGGAAAAGTATCCGGTATCAGTGGAAATGTTGATATGGATGTGTTCTACAAGGACTATAGAGGAACGACACAGAAAGGAGAAACAGCAATGGTAAAAATCAGTAACTGCGGACATGATGAAAACGGAAGGTATGCAGGTGGGAAAGCAGGAGATCAGACTGGTACAGAATATCGGATTATGAACTGGTACAGCAGACCGTGGCTCTGTGTCCTGAGATTCAATGACGCAAAAATCGCAGCCATGATTGCAGATATGGCGACAAAAGCGGCCCAGAATAATCTCATCGGGTACGATCAGGGTACTGCCGGAAACAGCAATGACCGGTATTCATTCTGGCAGCACTTAAAGGCAAGTAACTACGATCCGGCACAGATCACGGTAGCTTGTGAATCTGATTGCAGCGCGAGCACAGCAGCTATCGTCAAAGGGGCTGGGTATCGTTTAAATAACGCAAAACTCAAAGCGGTCAGCATCTATCTGACGACGCGAAACATGAGGGCAGCGATGAAAACCGCTGGTGCGAAAGTATTGACGGATAGTAAGTATCTGACATCCGGTGACTATTTAAAGGCAGGAGATATCCTTCTGAATGATAACCACCACGTGGCTATCGCTGTTACCACCGGTGTAAAAGTAAGTACGCCTTCAACCACGCTCACCGGTACCTTCCAGACAAGGCTTCCGATTCTGAGAAAGGGCAGCTCTGGAACAGCAGTGGCAATGCTTCAGGCAATGCTGGGTGTAGAAGTTGACGGACAGTTTGGGAACGATACATATAATTCCCTCAAAGTTTTTCAGAAAAATACCGGTGTAACTGCAAATGGAACTTGCGGCATTGATACCTGGAAGAGAGTGATTGAGCACATGAAAGCCAACACGAAATGATGTTCTGATTGATTTTCCCTTCAGAACAAGTTATACTGTTAGCAGTCGCACAGGGATTGAACTTATGACGTATAGCACCCTGTGTGGCTACGCACAAGTGAAGAGTGCAGACTGATTCCACCGTGCATGAACGGAAGAGCTGTATGTCCCAATTCGAGGCTGTTAGCAGCGGCACGAGTGGACAGTCAGGAAAAGAGTTGGGCATAAAAACCCGACTCTTTTCTTATTCTTCGAGATATTCCTGATATATCTGTTCTATTTCTCTTTTTCGGTTCTGCGATATTGAAACGATATCACCGGAAATCATCTTGATGTCAGATGCAATGTTTGCGATGTAATCCATGTTTACGATATAACTGCGGTGACACCGGACAAAACGCCGATCCAGAACTTTTTCTATCTCATGCAGACGCCGGTAAAAACCATACTGATGCCTGCACGTGCAATGGATGATGCACATTTGACCACGGCTTTCTATATATTCGATGTTACGAAAGAAAACCCTGTGGAAATCACCTTTGAATTTTACAGTGAGCATCCGTTCTTCCAATCTTCCAAGTGTAGTATCAATTACGGAAAACACCCTTCCATCTTCATGCCCTTTGATAACATACTGTGTTGCCTGAACATCAAAAGCATCACGCATGTAGCCGGCATGAGCTGTCCAGAACATCAGACTTCCGGAATAACCAGAGCCACGTAACTTATATGCTACATCAATACCATTTTCGCCGTCTTTTAAAATGATGTCCAACACGATCAAGTCAAACCATTCACCGTCTTTCACATCATCCACAAGAGGGACACCAGAAGTGTATTCTGAAATCTGGTACGTTCTGTCGCCCTTTTTCTTCAAAAATGACTCAGCCCTTGCCTTGAAATAATCAATATCAAGCTGGTTATCGTCAAGTATCGCTATTCGCATTTATATCACACCCTTTTTTCGTTATGCGAAAACATGCTATTTATTCAATTTACCAATTTTTACGGTGAAATGTTGTAGAATTTACAATGTAGATAGTATTTATACAGATATTATACTACAGCAGTTTAATACTGTAAATGGGCTGAATTGCCGGAAATTTACCAAAGCTGCTCTCCTGTGTTAATAAAAGTGCTTAAATATCCGGCAGTCAGTCCATAAATAAAAGATATGAGAAAATTATATTTTACTTCTGATATGATATTAAATCTGTAGTATATTCACCTTCATATTCAGCCAACGGTCTGATTGTTAATGCGAAATCTACTTTTGATATTTCAGAAATCTCGTTCATTGAAAGGAAATCGTCAGTTGGAGTTAAGGTTATAATTGTTTTACAATTATTCAGCAAATATTTGTTGCACAGTTCATAATTCACATCGGAAGTTGTAAAGTCATTATAAGTTTCAGAAACTACATCGTAAACAAAATACTGACCAGTTGTATTCGTGATGCAAAACGTGAAACTGTTCTCTTTTGATGATACAAAATCAACGCTAATACCATCTTTATCATATATGTTTTGAACGTTACTTAACACAGGTGAAGATGTTTCCGTGGCTCCAGTTACATCAACATGCACCTGACCACTATCGAAAGCTTTAAAGCTTTTTGAATTATCATAAGCCCACAGCAAAATATCGAAGCTGCTCAATTCATCCATTTGATAATCTTTATAAAAATTGGTTTTTTCCCAAGCACTGGTAAGTTCTATAGTAGAATTTGCTTTTTTACCTGGTGCAACATCGGCAGAATTAAGACCATATTGGTCACCACCAGCCATGATGCCGTTTATGGCATAAGCGTAAGGTGCAATACCTAAATTCAGATCAGAATTGTTTTCGATATACAAACCAATGGTTCCTTTTGATGGCGACTCTGTTAAGCCTTTTGTTTCGACGTGTACTCCGTTTTCATCATATAAAACAAAGTCTTCTGCAAACGTCGGGATAGAAGTGGATGAAACCAAAATGCTTGTGACACCAAGCACCGCTAATAATTTTAAATGCTTTTTCATAGTAAATCCTCCTTAGTAAAATTTGTATATATTATATCATTTAAAGCACAAGTAGTATAGTGAAATATAATAAAATTCGAGGTGTTATCAATGAAAACATTCAAACAAATTCTGGCCATTATCGGAATTATATTATACGTCAACTACATCATCAGTTCACCGGTATGCGTAGAAGAATATACAAACAGAGGTACTAGCATTTGTTCCGAACAACATATGCACAGACAACCAACAGTCAAAAGAAATGTCACGAAACAGATGCAGCATATTCCTATGCTTGTATTTTATTTTGCTCCAAAGAGGAATGATTTTACCTTTGCTATCACGAATAATTTCTATGCGATTGTAAATATTCCGGTATACCATTGGCAATTACCTCGTGGAAATATTATTTCATCCCACTTATTCCGCTTTATTAGACATATTATAGGATATAATGCAAACATAAGTTCGCGGTATTCCATCTGCTAATCGAGCATATACTTTAATGTAGGCAGTAGTTTGCAAACAGGGAGGGTTATTTTATGGACTATAAGAAAGAAATTATTAGTATGATACAAAAGATAGAAAGCGTAAGATTCTTGGCGATGATTTATAGCTTTACACATACTCTTTTTGAGAAAGAAAAGAAGCAGGGAGATTAATCCCTGCTTCTTTCTATTTGGCGAACCTTTCAATGAACTTCCAAAACAATTCTTTGTCTTCTGATGATAATTGATAGTATTTCATAATAGCTTCTTTTGCCTTGGAATCCTCAGTGCCTATTTCAGCACATATAGAAGAGAAATCTTTGTCCAATTTTAGATCCTTGGGTAATTCTCCTTTATTGATCCAGTCTTCGTTAATCCCGAATGCTTGGCAAATGTCTTTGATAACGCTTTTACTTGGATTAGCATTGTCGTCATTCAAAAGTTTCCAAACATACTGAGGAGTTTTTCTGATTGCTTTCCCTATCTCAGTTTGGGATTTTTGACTTTCCAAAAGTACCTCTCGGACTCTAATGAGAATGTCCGTCATTTCCTCACCTCCCAATATCATAATACATCTTAGAGAAAGAAAAGTCAATAAAAATTTAAACTGAGTTTAAAATTATGCTTGACAGATAAACTGAGTTGTAGTAATATTAAACTAAGTTGAAAAGCTGATACAAAAAAACAACTCACTAAACAGAAAGGAGAAAAATATGGAAGTATTAAAAAACAAAGATATTGAAGACGGAAAACGAATTGCCGATATTTTCGCAACATTATCAGAAGAAAACAAAAATATGGCAATCGTTTATCTGTCAGCCCTTAGAGATAAGGAAATTGCCGATTCCAGTAAAAAGGAGGTAAATTAGATGAATTTATACGATGTAGTGCTTTTCTTTTCTATTGCAGCAATCATTTTAAATATAATCACTTTTTTCTTAAATCGAAAGTAAATCTTTGCTTTCTTTTGGTACTTGAAGAGTATATATTTTATTCTTCTTGTTTGTGATTATTTTTAATGTGATAAAATCTTTGCTCAATTTAATATTAGCAGGAATGTCAAATAGGACAATTTCAAATATTCCTTGTGATGATTGCAAAGAGATCGGAAAATCCGCACTGAATATTCTTTCAGTGATGGGAATATCTGTTTCATTGTGCTTTGGATAATAACGTTCAGCAACCCATCTATGGGTTAGAACACATGAATACGAAGCGCGATGATTCAAAAGTAAAGAAACTTTGGTAATAATTATAGGAGAAGATGAATTGTTCTGAAAGATTAAACCTAGTTTGATAGACTTTTTGTTTTCTACATTTAAAGTGCACAGTGTTTCCAATGAAACAGAAATATTTGTTCGTTTACTCCAAAGTGAATGAATGAATTGAAATAGAGAAAGAACAAATCCTGCGATCGCAATAACGGTTGTACATTAATAGTTACGAGTAATGCCAGACGATACCCGAAGAAATACAGATTTTCACTTGTAGATAAAATGCAAAATAAAGCATTAGAAATCTACGAGTTGCTTTTTGAAGCCAACCGAACTGATCTGAAAGATTATAAAAGAGAACGATTAGAGCTTCAAACGAAAGCCATTACTCATTGTGATGAGTTGATGTACTTTATAGAACTTTCATATGAATTAGGAATTATCAACTCCGGTGGAATGGAGTCATGGTCGCAAATGGTCAAAAATATAAAGTACATGACTATTTCATGGAGAACAAAAGACAGAAACAGGTAACAACTTGGGTTATGCGTTGCAATACCGTTGTTTCGCCTTCCGGCAACATCAACAGCAATAACTACAACAACAGTAACGGTGTTCGCCCAACCTGGATCACAGGCAGACAGAGTAAGTACAAAGCTGAAATCAGTAAAGATACAAGTAAATGCATAACCTTTCCGGAATGGATAAATATAAAGGAACAAAAACAATGGATAAAGAAATTGTTGCAAATTTTGAAAATTTATATCGTTCTTACAAGAAGGTTAAAAGCGGTAAAAAATTTAACTCAGGCACTGCAAGGTTTTCTAATTTATCTCTTGAAGGCATTCACCTTCTAAAGGAACAGTTGGAAAGCCAAACGTATACCATAAATCCATATAATAAGTTTCAAATCCACGAGCCAAAAGAACGTACAATAGAATCATGTGCATTCAAGGATAAAGTAGTGCAGAGATGCTTTTCCGATTATATTCTGACTCCGAAGCTTGAAAAAATTCTGATTAAATGGAATACCGCTGGACAACAGGGAAAAGGACAACATATGGCAATGGACGGTTTAAAGGAGCAGATGTTGGATTTCTATGAAAAGAATGGAATAAATGGATGGATTGTAAAATGTGATATTCATAAATATTTTTACAGCATAGATCATGAAATAATGAAAGACGTACTTGACTACTATTTTGATGATGATTTTACAATCTGGCTGAATCATTTATTTATTGATAGCACAGGAAATCCAGGACTGCCATTAGGGAACCAGGTCAACCTGAAATATGCATTGCTACTACTTCATTCGCTAGATCAGATGATAACGATTGAGTTTGGAATTCCATATTATGGACGATATAACGATGATTTTTATGTGTTGTGCAAAACAAAAGACATCGCCAGAGAAATTCTTGAAGCAATTCGAATGATGGTTAAAAGTCTCGGGGTGGAATTGAACCCAAAATCGCAAATTGTACCGTTCCGAATGGGACTATGTTATCTTGGATTCCACCATTACGTGACTGATAAGGGGAAATATATCAGAAAATTACGTGGTGACAGAAAAAGAAATACTCAGAAAAAGGTTCGCAGATGGGTTCGCGCAGTAAACGAAGAAAAGATGCCAGTGGAAAAATTCAACGAAAAATATGGAGCATGTAGGAACCATATGCTTCATGGAAACTGTATTAAATTATGCCACAGTATGGATTTAGAAATCGAAAGGAGAATGAAATGAGATTAATCAGTCAGACAGGAGATATTGATATCCCATCGGTTAACGATAGTGTATCTAATTGGTTCTCTTGCATTTAATTCTTAAGTGCTTAATTATAGTGTTACTTTCTATGCGTAAGCTCTTTTTTTGACAGAAAGGACAACAAGCGTAGTCTTTTCCATTGATGTTCTTTATTAATGCTCGTCCGTCCCACGGCTCCGGTGGATTCATTACTTGAGAGAAATCTATCCCCTCAGATTCAAATGCTGATTTAATGCTCATTTTTTCTCACTCCTTTTCGTCCTGCAACTCTACGTACCATAGGGATTCCGTGCATTTTGCGGAAATTATTTTGTTTAATTCGATTTGTGAAAAGCAACGAGTAAAGTAATTCTTTTGACAAAACAAATTCCGTTCTAAACCCTAACTCTTTTCCGACAGATTGCAGCGAATAATTAATCAAATCTCCCGGAAGCTCCGGTATTCCTGATGTATCTATCTCTTTTTCACCTATAAATAACTGATTCAATTCATCTTTCACGCCCATATTAGCTTAACCCATGAATCTTTCTCAGATTCGCATATCGGTCAACCATTACGTCCAATGCGGTCTGAAGCTGGTTGATTGTAATGCAATCGGACTGGTGCTGTTGTTTATACCATTCGGCAGACGGATGACCGGCATCTATATTTTCGATTCCATCAATCGGAATCTTACAGTTATCATTTTTGAGAAGCTTTTTGTTAAGCTCTATTAAATCCAGAATTACATGCTGTTTCTTCTCTCGTTCATCAGCCAATCGAACAACTTCTTCTTTCAGCTGATCCACGGTCCAGTTCTTCAAATCTTCAATTCTCATGACATTCTCCCTATTAAATCTTGGTAAATATTTCCATATCGTAGTTATCACGGATATAATCCACGCATTCAGACAGTTTTTCTCTAACAAATTGATCGTTTGCAATATCTGGATGTATGTTCAATATGCAGCTATCCTTTTTGCCGTCTTTCTGAAATTTCTTCCAGTCAAATGTCATTACGAACAACGGAATTGCTTTGAGATTTTTGGTCTTGTATCTTATGTATAGATTAAAAAATTTATTAAACATGGAAATCTCCCCCTTCAATTATGCTGTCTTCTCAAATAGACCAAGGATAAACTCCCGGCCCATCTGTGTAATCCGTCTGTGGTAGATTACTTTTCCAGAATCCAATACTTCCTGTTTGATTTCCTCATATCCGCAGTCACTATAGTTGGAGTACATTAACCACGTACCGTTTACCTGGTACTGTATCTTCTTTTCTGCCAGGATCCGGTTTAGCTGCATTGCTGATTTCAGCCCCAGTTCTTTTGCAATCTCAGTAATGGTATATGTCTTATTTACGTGCATCAGGATAGCGTTCTTTCTCTCAGCTTCTACTCTTGCAGCACGTTCCTCTTTCAGTTTAGTCAGGAGCTCGATGCCGAAGTCTGGATTGTTGAGGATATTATCAATAACATTGTCTGTAGCATATATGCCGTGCTTACGGATAGTCTTCAGAATCTCTTTGACCTCTTTCTTAAACCGTTTGGCAATTGGCTTTCTGGACTGCATCAGGACTTCATAGAGCCCGTTCTCGGTGAGCATATTCATTTGCCTGTTCTGACCTGCCCTAAGAATTGTTGAGACCAGCTTTTCATCATCATCAATTCCTCTGAGCATTTCCGTCACATTGCTATGTTCAATCCAATCAGCTACATCATTGGCCACAAATAAAGGTTCCTCTGCTGTTCCGTAAACTCTAAACTGTTTTCCTAACACTTCCTGCTCATTTAATACTTTCAATTCGTTCATTCTTCATTCTCCCCTCTTTATGTTTCATTTGACATTTCAGCATCTCTGCTATGTTACATCGTTCACATTTAATCCCATGCCCCTGACGGAACAACTCGCATTCGAGGATGTTTCCACATCTGGAGCATTCATCTTTGATTTCTTTACCGAATACTTTCATTCCACATCTCCGTATATCAGCAGTTTAATAAGCTGCTCTTTTGCAATTTCTTTTGCGTTAATTCCAAGCTCTGCAATCCCTTGTCGTGATGACCAATATAAGTCTTTAATTATTCTCAATCGTGCTTCAAATGGTTTATTGCTCTGCAAGAAAAAATCAGCGCTATTGCGAAGTGCTCTGCCCCTACATGGGTGATTTAAGATGAATGTTCCAACAACGCATTTATCTGTCTCCAACACGTATCTTTTTCTGTCGAACCGTACTATTGGTATATCACTACGTGTTTTATAAATTAACCATATCAAAAAATCGTGAGCATCTTTATAATCAACCGCCATGTACAGCACTGATATTTTACTCATTTTCAATGTCCTCCCAACATTCACAACTGTCATCCAAGCATCTGAAATCTGCACGATGTTCGCTTTCGCCATTACAGCAGACGCTTTCTTCCAGTGCGTACCATTTGCATGTACAACAAATCTTTTTCCATAATGTTACTACAAAAAAATAAAAAAGTCCGGCGGGTGGACTTGAACCACGCATCGTCACCCAACGTGAACCACCGGAACCAATCAGAAGGTAAATTTGAGCATTTTGGAAATGCTTTCCGGTAATGGCAATTTACCGGAATCGGAAAGGCAGGAATTGAACCTGCGACACATGACTTGTAAGTCACTGCTCTACCACTGAGCTACATTCCGTGCCGCTTACCACGGCTGATCACCTCGGTAAATGAATGAGATGATTTCCATTTTGCACAACATATAAATGATATGCTTTTCGTACTGCCCAGCAGTCAACAGGGTAAGCATTAACCTTTTCCCATGGGATTAATCCGCTTGAACCATAGACCGCCCGTGCACTGACAGCATAACTCGAACGAATTAATTTGCAGGAGGCGGATTCGAACCACCGTCTCTGGATAAGGAAACCAGAAAGAAAACCTCTTCTCTATCCTGCAATGAGAGATTAATTAGAAGAATTATGTAATGTCTCATAGGACAAAGGCATATTCACTTATTGACTACCCCAGAAAGCTTATTCCGATAGGAAATAATATATTGGGAACTCGGAAATGTACATTCACTAATATTATTACCATGCTTTCTTTCACCCTGAACTTTCAGTCTCTAATTAATCAGTGGGAGAAGATGGAGTCGAACCACCCGAGCCGTTAAGCAACTGGTTTACAGCCAGCCCCGCTACCCCTACGGTATATTCTCCCAGAACCCGGATTCCCGGGTTAGCAAGGTGTTTAACGTGTTATGCTTTCCACTAGACTGTTTTCATCCGTGCCAGTCCCACGGAGTTGTTTCGGAGGATTATTCCTGAAATGCCTCTTGAAAACTCCCTGTCGTCAACGTGCACTCATTGGCGACATATTCAACTCAGAGACAGAGCCGAACGGGAAGTTGTCTTTTCACTCCGGCTACGCCGTTACGTACCTTCTGAAAAACAACCCACATACACACATCCGGCAGTTTTTTCTATCCACAAAACGGATGGACAGCTTTGGGAGAAATGGAAGCTCTGGGGCTCGAACCCAGGACCGACCGGTTATGAGCCGGTTACTCTGACCAACTGAGCTAAGCTTCCTGAGTAGCAAAAAGATACAGGGTCGCTGCGATATCTGTCTTTTTACTACTGTTGCAGTTCTTGACCGCCAGCTGCAACAAAGGTTGAAACCACCCGGAACATTTGACTGTTCCTTTAGACATCGCCGTTGCGATAGGTGGTAAAGGGTATTTCGTTAAAAAAAGGAAAAAGAAAATCCAATCTGCATCAAAGGGAAGATGAAGCCCGATGCAGAGCGGCGCATGTGGGATTCGAACCCACGCATAACGGAGTCAAAGTCCGCTGCGTTACCGCTTCGCCAATGCGCTATGTTGCGGCAGTCGCTCAACCCTGCCGCATGTGATATACTTCAAAAACACCATTGATATATTTATGTTTTTCCTGGAACGCCTGTATCAGTCGTAACTCATTTGGAGGAATATTAGTTTTGGATATCTATTTTATTATTATAAATCCGTACCGATACAGGCTATCTAGGGATTTCATGCCTCGTCCTGTCTGTGATGAACCTTCCTCCAAGTCCACACGGCGAGGGCTGTACCTTTGTTTTTATTATTTTAATCCGCTCTACCAATATCAGCGGGATCAAAACCATTGGAAATGCAAGTAACATTTTTTTCACCTCACAGGGATGTCAAAAATAAAATCGCGCTTATTCCAGTTCCAACGAGAATCATCGAACAAGCGGCAGATTCCCATTTGTCTTTGTTGTTATTTGTCACGATCTCGGAGCTTGCCGAAGTGAACATCAGAACATTGATGGCAAGTGCGATTATCGTAAATATCGTCCTCATCGTTATTCTCCAATCATGAAATCAAGAATTTTTTCTGCTGTCTCTTCTTCGGGCTCAAATGGAAGCCCGCATGTAGAATAGATTTCCAGAGCCGATTTCAGGCTTGATTTGAAACCTTGGTATATTTCTCCATGTTGAAGCAGTTCGTGTCTTAAAACCGAAATCGCATCAGTAATTGATTGAGAACTGGTGTTGCTATTCGCTGTCGTTAAGTTCATACTCGCAGCCCCTTTCCTGTGCATTGCAGTACACCAGAAGGTGCTCTGCGATTTCCTGAAGCTGAACCGGATCGTATTTCGGAATTGCAACCATTTTGCCTTCAAGCATTGGGGATAGTGCGAATACCGGTGCGTCCGTAACAATCGTTGCTTTTATCAACATAGCTGCTACGTCAACTGGTTCTGACGGTAACAGTTCATAGATTCCTTTTTCTTTATTCATGCCTCTTCTACCTCTCCAAAATATTCTTTGTATAGCTCATAGTCATTTCTTCCAATCAGGTCTTTAACCTTGTATTTTTGCTCCATTTGAAGATTACTGTATGTGTAAATGGTTTTTGTGGCCTGTATACGATAATCGCCGACGTCAGTGATTCCGCTTTCAGTCTCGATTTTTTCTTTAGCTGAAAACCAGTTTCCGTTCGGGGTTAAGAAGTAAACTCTTTGCACTGCTCTTCCGAGTGTGATATATTCCAAACTTGCTTCGTCCGTAAAAACCTTTTTCGCTGATTCCGTGTCATACAGCCTTCCGTCCTCCAGAACAGATTTCTTGTGATGATACTCGTACGAGCGATCATGAGCTAAAGGCTTTTCTCCCGGTCCTTCAGAAGACCTTTTTTGTTTTTTTAAAAATTTTTCAAGCATCGTCTTTTACCTACCTTTTCCGAAAATACTGTGTCAATGCTTCTCTTGTGATCTGTGACACACTTTTGCCGGTTCGGTTCTTTTCAGCTATAAGTCTTTGCTCCAGTTGGTACGGCAACCGGATGCGAATGGATTCGGATTGTGAATTAACAGGATTTTTCCACACACCATCACTCCTCCTTGGTTTTAAATATTTTTACAGTTTCATGCGGTTTTCTGCGAATATACTTAATATCGTTCATTCCAGTATCTTTGTAATAGATGTTTTCTTTATGCCCATCTAAATATTCTATTTCACCTGCAAGGCAACCATCTGTTAGTCCACGTTCATTATTTGTAGCGACCACATCGACAAAGTTTTTCACATGTTTTATGCCTTTTGATTGGAGATACCTTTTAAAAGGCGGCCTAGATATTAAAGTCGTTTTGCTTGAATAATTTAAAAGCAACTGAGCTTTCTTTCTGCCAATTTCTCCGTTTATATACATGTCGAATATTTCTGAATGTTTTTCGACTGAAGACTTCGGCTTTCTTCCACCATTTACACTTTTTCTATAATGACTTATATGCTGACCGCAATGAGCCGCTTTATGGCATTGGTGGCAAAGAGGAACTATATTGCTGACTATATCAGCGCCACCTAACGTAAGAGGAACTATATGATGGTATTCAATATTTTTGTCTGATTGGCAATTACAACAAGTATTACCAACAATATTTTTTATATCGTTACTGACTGTCCGTCTCATTTACTTCCTCCGATATTTTAAAATTAACCCTTTTTTCTATTTTCAAAACTTAAGGGGCTCACCTGCCCGGCATGCGATCTCTGTCTAAGGGGGTCCCCCTGTCTTTGCTACCAACTGCATCCGGATATAATATTCAGAATATTAAATCTATTTGAAAAATCACGGTTTTCCATATAGATTGCTATACAACATACACAAATACTGACGTTGTAACTATGCACATTGTATAAATATCGCTGTTTTTGTATTAACTGCCGCCTTTTGTCCGCACATCGTGGACGTTTCAGGGCGGTAGTTCACAGCTTCGGCCGTTCCATCTCTGGAAGCTCCAGCGCGTCCTTGTACCGGTCCGCGATCTGCTGCGCTGACTGCTGCGGGATACCTTGCACATGATCCGCCTGGACCGGTGCTGTCTCTGCCATGCCGTATGCAGCTTTCGCAACGAAGATCAGGTTTGCATTTGTTCCGGGTTGGTTATGCAGTCTATTAAGCGTGCAGTTTTTGCAAATATCGAACCATTTTTTCACCGTGCTGCTATGTGCTGTGGCGGTTCTATAGTCCCCGCGCATCCAATCACTAAACGTTGAGCGATTAATCCCTACCAGAAAACTAAATACTTCCAGAGTTGGTAAAACATGATATTTGCTGCACAACCTTACAAACACACTAAACATATGATCTAATAATTCTATATCATCGTTACTGGGTTTCTGTATGTGATCAGCAATATAAAATATCATATCAACAAAACTATCAGCTACTTCTTTTCTGTAATTCTCACTATCAGGTGATACACATAACACTGTATTAATATATTCATCAGCATATATATTAATATTACTCAAGTATACTTCTGTTTCCTTCTCTGTCTTGATAGTATTATCTTTCACTGTATCGCCTCACTTTACAACGTTAATCTGTTAATTTAGTAAAATAAAAAGGACGATACCAAACCGGTTAGCAATCGAAGAACACGCCCAGCAGCTACGATCAGCGCCGGAAGTTCCGTAAATGCTTTTCAGTTTTTATCGTCCTTTGTTTAAAAATCGTAAATGTATTTGTTTATCTGCCATTTACAATAGCACATGTAAGTCATTAATGCAAGCATAAATTTATTTTTATTGCTCAATGCATAACAAAAGACCTATTGATAAAATAATCCATTACAACTCAATATACAACGTTATAGAGCTATATATATTATAATATAGTGTATCTAAGTATATATTAATCAACTCAGAATCTAGGAGGGGCTTAAAAGATGTTATTATACGGTACTGTATAGAATTAATTAATAGGGGATTATATATATAATATAATTACAGGGCGTTTTGGCACAGAAAAAGCCAGGCTTCCGGCGTCTGATCCGGTTACCTGGCTGAATGATTTTTATTAATTTCGATTAGCTCGCCCCTCCTGAGTTCCTCGTTGATGACACGATAGCACATTTTACAAAAACCTGTCAAGCCAAAAGTAAAAAATATTTTTCTTGACAAAACAAACGTTTGTGTGCTATGAATAATTTAACAGATCTCGGCGGCGGGTCTGTTCTCCCCTCGTTAGCCGCCACAAAAAAACGAGTTTAAGCCCCTGGAGATTGTCCAGGGGCTTTTTTCTTTCCACAATGGGGCTATTAATTTCGGGTATTAGCTTAATAACTAACAGTCTAACTTTACATTCAGGCAAAAACGCCTGTTCCAAAATGGGACTATTAATGTTTTGTTAGCTTAATAACTAATGATCCAATTTTACATTCGTCATAAAAATGACGTTATAGTTATAATAGTATAATCATTGTCAACTGTCAATAATCACATTAAAAACACCGGGTTTCCGCAGCTGTCAATTTCGGTCGTGACTTCTTGCCCTGCATCAAGATACGCCGTTTTTACATCTTCAAAAATTCGCCGTTCTCTGTCCACCGTATATTTTTTGTGAAGTGTGTAAACAGTGCCAGAGATTTCCGGAAGTACCGGCGCATAAGCTGGCAAACTCAGAACCACTTTTTCCGGTGGCAAAATGTCAACAACTTCGATTTTGTCAATTCTCAACAAATCCTCATGCCGTCCCAGGCTTGGAAACCGCCTCGGATACTTCAGCATTTTGTAAATTATGTCAATTTCCTTTTCGCTTTTCGGCTGAATGTGCAAACGTAAATTCAAATCTGCGACAAAATCAACCAAAACCGGCGTATTAACCCAGCCTGTAAACCCCGGGCCGTTTTTCACTCGGACGGGAAAACGCTTTTTAAATTCTTCCGTTTCTGATCCGGCATAAGCTCCGCCCTTCCAGCGTTTTGTGAACTCCTGTTCGTTCATCGTTCCATTTCCGGCTATTGATATATTCATGTCGTGCCAGCTGCTCCACCGGCACAAAAAATGGACCATCCCGGCAACTGTAGAAAAAGGCGGCAGTGGGTACGTATATACTCTTTTCCCGGCGTGCGAAAAAGGCGTTGCAAAAACGCCCTTTTCCATGTAGCCTTCTATTAGCACCGCCTTCATGGCTCTTCGGCCTCGCATCTGAAACCGAAGAGGATATCTTCGTAAAGTTGATCAGGGATTTCCTCTTCCATCAGCGGCTTTCTCTCTGTAAGCTCTTCGTCAAGGCTTGCGTCGATATCTCTGAGAGCCTTTTCCCTACTGAATCCCATTGACACGGCTTTGTTCAAAAGATCAATTGTTTTTTTCATCTTTTTCCCCTCCTTATCTTTCTACCAGTTTCCACTGGCTTTTCAAAAATCCCGAAATTCTCGGGACGATTTCGCTGCATCCCTCGACGCCCTCCGGGTAGAAGTTACCTTCGTTCCCGTGCTGCACGTAAAAGTGTTCTTCGTCATGTCCGACGATTGTATACGGACCATAGAACACTTCCGCCGGAATTTCTGCCCCTGTTATTTTGCTAATCTTTGTGGCCTTGCTGACCACATCATATTTTTTACTCATATCTTACTTCCTCCCCATTCATATGTACCGCGGAAACGTCTTTCATTTCCGCTTTTTCTCGCTTCCTCATTCAGGAAGCTTTCTACTTTGTCGAGATCCCCAAAGGTAACCGTCTGGGATGGAAAAATTTCCGCCCCGTTGTAAATCTTAACAAGATAGTTTTTATAGCTGTCTACAGAAACATGGTATTCCTTGTTTCCGATTTTTTCCATGTGATTGGTCCATCCGTTTACTCTAATCATTTTTCCCTCCTGATCCGCCCCGCCCTGGGGGCTATGTGCTTGTCTTCTTTAACTGTCTTTATTATACATTATTTATAATGTAATTGTCAATACTAAATTTACATTATTTTTAAAGTTTTTTCTTTTCTGTAGTATCTACATATTTTATAATATTCCCCGGCTGCGTATTTAATATAGAACAAATTTTGTCAAGCGCTTTAATCCCTACCATTTTATTTTCCCTTAGGCACTGTATAGCATTCTCCCCTAATAGCTTTTCTTTTCTTAGTTTGCTAGGCGTATAGCCTGCATCACTTAAAGTTTCTAATACGTTAAGTCTATATACAAACATTTCTTTTTCTCCTCTCTAATCATTTTTTATATAACTACATTATATATTAGATAACTTTTATTTGCAATGGCTTTCACATTAAAAATAATGCACAAATTTCATATGATTGCTTACATTATTTTTCATGTATTTTGTATATTGCTTTTACATTAAAAATAATGTATTATATAACCATCAAAGGAAAACAAAAAACATTCACCCCGGACGCTAATCCGGGAGAAAGAGAGGGAATAAAATGAAAAACACTATCCTTAAAGCTTTGTCAAGTATCAATTGCTTTTATTCAATTATCTGGATGAAAGCAACCGGCAAAGACAAATACACATTCAGAGAAGAAAGCAAAGTCCACGAAATGTTATTAGCTGCTATGTCAGTAGTCATAAGGAGGAAAACAGTATGATAATTGGAACATCAACAGTCGGGAAATGTGTTTATGATCTCCCCGAAGAGATCAAGACACTGGAAGAAATGCGGGCCTTGATTTATGGGACACATTACAGCCCAGAGACCCGGGAAGAACTGCAATGGCAGCCGAAGCTCCGGGGGCTTAACGGCCCAATGTACAATGGATTTCAAATTTTAGAATCCGGTGAAATAGTTCCGGTTATCCGGTACGAAAAGCCGAGCAAGTTCTAACCTTTCCGGCGGCGGTCAAGCCGTAGCCCCAACGCAACCGCCGGATTAAAAAAAGAAGAAAAGGAGAATAAGCTATGAGTTATTACACAATGAGCAACAAAGAGTTGTCCCAGCTGATTCGTAAGACATTAAAAGAAAGCGGATTCGCAAGCAAAGATTTATCTGTCAGAGTCAGGGCGGCATTATATGACACATCTGTAAATATCACGATTAAAAATCCACTTGTGAGAATTTCAGAAGTGGAGGAAATCGTAAAAAGATTTTCTGAAGTCGATTATGACGAACACAGCGGCGAAATTCTGGCGGGATGCAATGTGTATGTGCATTGTCAATATGAATATGGGATTTTCAAAGAAGTCGCTGCCGATCTTCTCCCAGTCGCTGAAATGGTATTGAACAACAAGGAAAAATACAGTGGTCACGCAATCGCAGACAATAAAGAAAAAAGCGTTCACATCATCTACTACCAGGGCGTGCAATGGACGCTTGCGGAGTTTGAAAAAGATAAAAACGCCGCTTATAAATATAAACCTGCATACTGGATTAATAGCGCAATGGATTTGGCTATTGCAATGTGGCGGTTCAAAAATCTTGGTACTATTTACGCATAACAGAGCCGGTAAGCGTACCGGGGAGCATTTCCCCGGCGGCCTTTTAAAATAAAAATCAGGAGGAAAAGAACATGAAAAGTTATACTGTTATCACAAGCAAGGAAACCACAACCGGGCTGAACTGGGTTATTGACGCAAAAGCGCCACTTTCCGCAGAGGATAAGGAGTTTATAAAAGCTTTCGCCCCGGTCGTGTATTGGTCGGACACAAATTGTTATCACTGGGCTTTTGATGAAAAGTTACCGTCTGGGCGGTGGCTGGAGAACATGAAGTTTACGGAGGACTTGAAAACCGTAAAAGCGTTAATCCTGTAATCCCCGGGCGTAATGGTTCCGGCCGGGTTCGATTCCCGGCAACGTCCTTTTATTTTAACACCCGGCTCCCATGGGTATAGGGAAGAAAGAAAAGACATGAAGAAAAAAAGTAGCTATATCGCCGTACAGGTGACAGAGAACGGAAAAAACTATTCTTACGCTGTCAAGGTTTCCGAAAACGATAACTTGCTTTCAAAGCTGGCGATCAAAGGCATCACAGCGGCGAACCTTTGCGGATCCAGGAAAGAAGCTGAAGAAGTTGTTACAGCCTGGAACGAATGTTTCAAAAGCAATGGTTCTTATATGTTCGGGGAGGTGTTCTGCTAATGAGCGAAAAAATAATTGAAATCAGAAAACCCACGCAAAAGCAAACCATCACCGCTATAAAAAGCGGTGATTTTTCAGAAGTTGAAAAGATAGAGGATACCGCACGCCAGGAAGCGGCAAAGGTTTTTCTTGCGGTCGCTTCCGGTTCTGTGCCGCTGATTTGGTACGACTTGCCGCCGGTTCGCTGTCAGTCTGGGGCGGTGTCCGTCATGCGGTACGCCCTGCACCGGTCAACGAAGCAAGACGGATTTTTGCAGCTGTCTTGCATGGAACTGAAGGCTGGGCAGATCATTCCGACTTCTGATAGACAGTATAACACCACTGACGGCGGTTTTTCGGAGTTTTTCCGGGACTTGCCCCGGTCAGTTAATGTTAATTTTTTAGAGCAGTGAAAACGCTGCTCTTTTTCTGCTGCTCTTCCGGTATCCAGTCCGGCGCCAGGTTCACGGCCTGGGGAGCGGATCAGGCTTGTGAAATCTATCTACAAGCCGTGTACCTTGACAACTTAACTTTTGTTTGCCCGGAAATACGGTTGTTGATTTGCTTTTTTTCGCCGTTTTTCGTCTTTTTGGCGTTCCTCGATGATTTTACCATTGCCGGATTTACAAGCCGTTTTTGTGTGTTTTCATCAATCAACACTCACAGTTGACGGGGCGCCGGTATGGTGGTACTATGATTATATATAGCCGTTTCCGGCTCTTTTTGTCGTACTTGCTCTGTGCAGCTGGCACCGATCCAGGCGCGCAGCGTCCGAACAGTGGCGAAAATGTACTCTGTTTTGGGCTTGCTGTACAACCGCCCTATTCGGCTTTTTAACGGCCGATTAGATTCCGGTCGAAGAAGTGTAGCCTTGTCAGTTTTGCAGGCTTTGTGGGCGAAATTAGAGCGTCAGTTATTGACCGCCAGGAAATCCCGGCACCGGTCCGCAGTCTTTTGCAGGATGTTCATGCCAGTTGTGAAACGAACAATATTTCTGGCGGTTCTTGAATATTTGCAATATTCAGACACAGAAAAATGCCGAAAAACGGTGAAAAAAAGAACAGCTGGAAAATAACCTTTATTTCTGGATTTCCATTTTGTCTATCTTGCATATATTAATTCATAGCATCTTCCGAGGGACTGTGAAAAAACACGAATCAGTTCAATTTATTTAATCCCTCAGATTTTCTCCTAGCCGTATTCTTCGTTTTGTATGTGGTCCGTTGTTTCCGGACTTTCACCTTCTGTTCCGTCTTATCTTTCTTCCTACGTACTTTATTGTGTGCTGATCGCTCAGTTGAGAATCCCATATTTCCCCTCCCTGTCCTTAATCTTCTGGTTTCTGCTTTTGAAACTGATAATTTCTATATCTGTTTGCAGTTCCTGTGGTATCCGTCCAACGATGATCACTCTTAGTGGCTCCAATCTCCGGACCATCTCTTGAAACCCCTTACAAAATTCCAGTCGTGATGCTTTCGACTTCACTCGCCCATTGGTGCAGCAGGCAACCGTGCTTCTGTTTGGGATTCCGTCAAAAATCCAATCGTAGCAGTATTCCGGTGGTATGTTCACGTTTGGAATCATGCGGATTCCGTTCATATGCAGATAATGCGCTATCGCATGGTTGCGGTACTTCTGCCAGATGTTCATAGCAAATGGCATACCACCTTCTCCGACTGCCATGCTGAAATCCGGTGCGATCACACTGTTAAAGCATTTTAGATGCTCGATATATTTGTCTGGACAATTCCAGATTTTCTCAAATTCGTTGTCATGGATATAAAAATTGACGGTCAAGTCCCTATGGTTCTTTATCCGCCGGTCAAAGCTGTCTTTGAAGTCGACAGTATCCGTTCCAGGTCTGCCAGTATACCGTGGCATCATGGGGAACTGGTATGGTCCGTCCAATTCTGCTCCCTCGATCATATATTCTCTCATTACGTCATATGCGGTATGATTCATGGTTATCACCCCTTAAAAACACAAAAAGACATCCTGTTCCGGGAATTGGAACCGATGTCATCATTAGTATGTTTCCATACTATCAAATATTTAGTTAAATGTCAAAAAATTACATCTCTGCTCTTCCGTTCATCTTTTGTATATTATTTAGATTGCAAATGCGTAAGTGTAGTTAAATTCCTTTTCGCATCCATCCACATAGTTGATTTTCCTGTAAAATACGGCGTGTCGTTCTGAGAACTTATTTAAAAAGATGATCGAAGCACAGGAACGCCAGATGTCCAGCGGCTCCCAGGGCGGCCAGCAGTACTAAATCTGTACGCGCAGGTAGATCTATTACTATGCTGAGTTGATCTAAGCTCATGCAAAAAAGATGCTGTCTGACAGAACTGAAAAACTGCCAGACAACATCTTTTTATTTTATATAAGATCCAAAAGTCTTAAAATCCTATATTCATTTACAGCAATTCCTGTACTTTTCGATATACAACCTCTGCAAATTTCTTATGTCCTGCTGCATTCAGATGTTCCTGATCTGCGTCACAGCAATGTACTTAGGATGCTGCCGGAAGGAAACTGATATGACGTTCAGCTGCGATTTTTTCATAAACAGGCTGCAGATTTCTGGAAACGATCACAGACTCTCTGGAAAACTCCTGGTCATATCCTTCCTGCCATACTTTTTCTCCCAGATAGATGGGAGACATGAGAAGGACTTTCGCTCTTGGTGCGTATTCCTGGATCTGATCCAGCAGTCTTGTGATTCCCTTTCCGATTACATCTGCGGATGCTCCAAAAACAGTTTTGCAGTCATTGGTTCCCAGCATTAGAGTGATCACATCCGCCTGGGCATGTGTTTCCAGAAGTGTGGGAAGAAGTGCAGTTCCTTTTCTTCCGTCGCGGAGCGGATCTTCGAAAACCGTTGTTCTTCCGCACAGTCCTTCCTCGATCACGCGATATTCTTCTTTATTCAGTTTTTCCTGGAGAAGGCTTGTCCAGCGTACTCCCCACGGTAGTCTCTCTCTGCTCTCTCCGTCATATCCCCATGTATTGGAATCTCCAAAGCATAATATCTGTTTCAT